AATGTTTGTTATGTTCGGTAAGGTGCTGTTTTTTCGGCTGTTTTTCGCTGTTTTCGCGTTTTGCTAGCACAAGAAACGAAGACGCCCGCAAGCGCTGGCATTGCCTTTTGCCATCGTGCGGGCTTATAGTATGTCCACGCATGCGGGTTGCCTCCGATCAATCCAAATGCCAGGCCGGACGACGGGCTGCGAGCTCGTCCCCGGCCGTTTTTGTTTCTTGATCCGGCACGATAACCGGGACGCACCCCGGTTGCAATCCCGAATCACTCTTAATTACGTTTGCTAGCACTCTGCAAACCGACGGCCCGAAGCTCTGAACGTTCGCAGGTGAACCCTTGACTCACCAAGGGTTCCCCTGGACCCCTCCCAAACGTGCCTCTTCTCTGTGTGAGGTTTGGTTTCTTCGTGGGAGGTGCTTTAGTGCTTCAGCCGGGAGGCGGGCAGTCGGCCACAGATACGGGTCCCTCCCCCTTCCCGTACTGATGTGGCCGACATGCTATTCCGCCACCCTCTTTGAGTTGCCGGAGCTACGGCGCACCAAACTCACGCATGCCGGACTCCCGAGCCGCCCGACCCGTATGCCAGCCGGATCGCACCTTGGCCTTGCCACCTGGCATTGCGAAGAACCCGCCCGCATCGCGGCGCTTGCGAGACGCTCGGACGCCCCCGAAGAAGAAGCCCCCGATGCTATCCATGAGCCCAGCCTTCCGCCGCTTACGATTCGCCATTCCTTGGCCCTCCTGAAATTGTGCCGATCCGATCCAGCCGCATCGACCACCGCAGTCGCCGCAGCCTGGCCTGCCTCAGCATCGAGCGAAGCCATTGAAGTTGTCGACCTGGCCGCCCAGTGTAAGACCCGAGCCGAGCGGCCCAGTAGCGGCACTCCTGATTCGCCGTTTCGTACTCTGCGCGTGCGACCTCTTCGTGAGTCGGTTCCATTTTTGAGCACCCCCGGAAAAGCACGCTAGAGCCACCTGGCCGGCTAGCGTCTAGTAGAGCCACCTTGAATTGACGCAGCAGAGAAAAGCAGGGCGGAGCTAAAACCCGCATCGTAGGATTGCACCGGCAGCCTGCGGATTGTTTTTTTGGGTCATAGGTCGAGGGACCGTTCCGGGCTCTAGCGGGCCTCTCAAGAACGCAGGGAGGACGTTTTTTCGCCCGGTTTTTTTGTTCAAGAGTTTGTAACGGCTTGAACTACACTTTGTTCCGTTTCGAGTGCCGGCCCGACGACCGACGAGCCCCGAATCCATACCTGGATGAGCTCTTCGGATTGCTCCCGCAAGAATCCGAACTGCAACCACGAGCCACGCCCCGAGCGTTGCCGGTCACGACGGAACGAGCCCACCAGGTAGGCCCCGCCGTCTTCGATGATGATGGGAGCGGAGAGCTTGCGGGAGTCGATCCGCGGCAAACCCTCGCTCGTGATGTCGACGACCTCAGAGACTTCGACCAGGCATTCCACCCGCAAGCTACGAGCGGACATTTCACGAATTTTACAAGAGACAGTTGTGCCCGCCGTTTCAAAGGCCATCCCGATTGTCTGCACCGTCCCTTCATTGCTGACGGACTTCTTCGGCACCGGCACCTTCGTCTCGTCGTTGAACGAAAACGTTTCGCCGTCGAGCAGGATGAACTTCTGCTGCGCTTCGACGGACATTGAGGACCGCTGTTGAGCGGCCGTCAGCACCGTCGAAAGTTTCGCATTGAGCCTGGCATGGTCGACCAGGCCCGCCGCCTGGCTGCCGATCGTCTGCGACACCGCGAGCTCAACAGAAGGCGTCGAGTCTAGCCCCAGGTCGACGTAATCGCGTTGCGTCATGGTCACGAGATGGACTTCCATTTCCCATTGCGACCGCTGGACGACTTCGAGCTCATCGAGCATCCGTTGTGCTCGTTCGATCACATCAGGAGCTTCGACGAGGATCACAACGCCGTCTTTGTAGGCGACGAGGTTCCCTTCGCCGGCCGTGAGAATCGTTTTCAAGGCCCGCTCCACGTCGCCCGAGTCGAGCGAACGCACACGCCGCACCAATACCGTCTGGTCGCCCCGTTGCCGCTTGCCGACGATCCACGCCCCCTGACGCTGGATGAGCTCGGCATCGACGGCACGAGCGGCCAGGCTAAGAGCTTCCTCCACGCTCTCACCTTCGCGGAGTCGCATTGTTACGCGACGTTCGGCTAGACCCTCATCGCAGATGACCGAGCGGCCCGACTGCCGGCCGAGCTCGTCCACCAGGTCACCGACGCGCATTTCACGGATACGAGGCGAGAGCTTCACGACTGGCCGCTTTGCCTCATTCGGCTTTGCCTGGCCGCTGGCGATCCGTTCGCCGTTTTTCGCCCGCTGGTAATTCTCCGTCCACGCCGGAGCCTTTGGTGTCAGGCGATCTAGCTTCCGAATCGGAAGAACGCCGCAGCCGCAGCACGACACCAGAAGCCAGGCGAACGCGGCCCCCTTCCACGTCGACCGCATGCACGATTTCACCTTTGTAGCGGCCGAACTCAATTTGACTTCCGATTCTCCACCTATCGCCGTCATCTGTGATTGCTCCCGTTTCGTCGATGTAGACCAGGTTGGAAGACGCCCCCAACCGTTGCTCAAGTTCGCTTGCTCGGTGCCTGGCCGCGACGAGCTCAGCCCGCAGCACGTCAGGCGGGAGCTCGGCCACGTTGCCCGCTGCTGCCTGGACTGGCGGACGATCCGAGGGCGCCACGGACGCCGTTTGTGCTCGGTCGCCCTTCACCTTCTCGTTGTAGAGTCGCGGGAGCTCATCCCGCACGTACCGGAAACCATGCAGCCCCAGCATGAATGGCGGGAGGAAGATCACCCACACGAGCACGAGCAACGAGAACCGCCAGCCCCAATTGAACGCATTGCGAGCGAGTAGCCAGGCCATGAAGCGGACCAGGCCGAACCGCTCCCAATGCCGCTTTTCTTCCTCGCCGCTGCTTTTGCCTTCGTTGTTGTGCGAATCGTAGAGCGGGAAGTATTTCGGCAGGAGCGGCCGAACGGTCTGATGATCCGCTTCCCAGCCATCCCCGTTTTTGATGTACTCGATTTCTTGAATGTAGGTCAGGTAGGAGCGGAAGAGCTTCGCCCGCAGTTGCAGCCAGTCGCCGATCAGAGCCCCGGTTATCGGTTCGCGGCGGCTGGCGATGTTGACACATTCGAGCATCACACCGGCCAGGCGTCGGACATTGGCCGAGAGTTGCTTTTCGTCCTGAATAACGAAAATGAGCTTGCACCCATGATGCCGGATTGTGCGGCACCACTTTGCGAGCGCGGCGGCTTGCTTCTTGCGGTCCGAATCCTCAACGGTATTCGGCCACATCTTGCCGGCTTCGTCGATCACGACCAGCGAACGGGCGAGCGGATCTTCGACCTCGCGGCGGATCTCGTTCGCGGCCTCGCTGTCGTCGTCGTACTCGTAGCCCTCGCCGGCCAGAGCTTCCCGCACCCGCTCCTCGTACAGCCCCGCGAAGTACGTTTGCGGAGTGTCTTCGCCATCGAGCCAACGTTGCACGACCGCAGCCGGGAAAAGCCGAATCCGAGCCCGCCACGCTTCGGCCTGGTCGTCCGTGAGCTTGTACCGCTTCTGGCAATACTTCACGCACTCGTCGACGTTCAGCGGAACGTTCGTATAGACCGGCCCATCGTGATCACGCAAGTAGCTGTTAACAAGGTACTCGACGAAGGACCACGACTTGCCCGCTCCAGGTCGGCCGACCCGGAGAATGATTGACTCGTCACGATCCATGCTCATCGCAGACAAGCCTCACGCCGCCACCAGCGGTAACGCAATGACAGGTGCCGGCCGAGCCGACTCCCGACTCTGAACGCCGTCTCACCGAGCACGACGACGAGCCAGCCGCCGAGAACACATGCCCACCACGGCGAACCGTCCTGCTTGCCGCTTTCCGCCGTCATCCCAGCGGCCCAGCCAATGACGACCGACCACAGACAGACCGAGAATTGATTTCGCACGAGCGGCCTCCTTGCCACAGGTAACGAGACTAGAAACGACGACGCTTCGAGCGGCCGAGCTTCCGCTTCGGCGATCCGCCGCCACCCCAAATAGAATCGAACGTCCGATCCACGCTCGGCTTCGCCCGCCGCAACGCGAACGCTGCCACCTTGCCCTTGATGCCGCCGAACATGCCGAGCAGCATCGGAGCCAGGCCGAACGCAACATCCTTTTGAACGCGGGCCACTTTGCCATACGTCCTGAAAATCCGCCCGAACATGCACGCACCCTTCCTTGGGAATTGAGGCAAGTTTGGAAGTAAAACGGTTTGACTTCCAACTACGACCAGATGAGCCAACGCGACAGCTTGAAGACGATGAGCGAGCCTTCGAACGACATGACGACCGGCACGAGCATTGACGCCTCCTGCACCGGCACGAAGTTGTTAGTGACTTCGAGAGCGAGCTTGAGATTGTCCGACCAGATAATTTCGGGCAGCCAGTCGAGCCCGCCTGTGATGGTTTCGAGCGTGTTGAACGCAATGTCCATCACGAAGTAGACGACGGCATTCCAGAACCACAAAACGAGCTCTATCAGCGAGTCAATGATGTACTCGCCGAGCTTGTAGAGCGTGTTAAAGATCGATTCCAAAATCGCGGACATGCTAGAGCCTCCTTGCTCACAAAGTGCGAAGACGAGACACGACGTAAAAGACGCAGCCGACGCCCAGGCCGAAGAGCAACATGGCCCGAAGACCATCGCGGAGGAACCTGGCAATCGGGCCGGTTTTCGGATGATTCCAAAGCGCAGTCGTCGAGAAACCTATGTCGCCCCAATAGGGCAGGTTGTCCCAGATGAGCACGTCGAGTTGAGCGGTGCCGATGGTCGGAGCTCCGAGCGATCCGAACAGTTTGTTCCAATGCTCAGGCTCTTCGAACTGCCGCAAATCTTCCTCTTCGAGCCCCTTGGTCGGAGTACTCCACTGTTCAAACTCGCGATCCTCCACGGAGCCAGGTTCGCCCACCGAGCCACCGCCGCCCCCGTTTGGGTCGAAGAACTGATCCGCCGTTCGCGGGATGATGCCCGTCCAATCTTTCTGCACGACCAGGCTAGAGCGCAGAGCCTTCAAGAATGACCGCGTGAGCGCTTCCCAGTTCTCGCCATGCAAGTCCGAGGCGTCCCGGACGATGATTCCACCACCACCGGAGCCCACCGAGACAGGCAGCTTTTCAGGGTCGCTCAGCAGGTAGTCAATCGCCGCGAGCACGTAGGTGTGCATATGCGGCAGCCGCTGCACCGGCGTGTAAGCGTCGTTCGTGAAATTCAAAAAGATGTAGCCATTCCGCCCGACGCGGATTTCCCAATACACGCTGAAGTAATCCGCTTCGAGCGACATCGGATCGAGACGCCCGCCGAGCTTTATGGTGCGATGGTCATAACTGCGGTTCATGTGGTCGTGCCCGTTGACCCACGCCTGAACCCGCTTGGCTGGGTACGGTTGTTCGCTAAACGAGTTCCAGACGAAAGGCCACTGCACCGCAACGTGAGAACCAAGTTGCTGCGCACCGTCGATAACTTGCCACGGTGCGGTATAGTCCTCGCCCTCGGTAAAGGCGTCGTCGCCGGGAATCTGCCAAGGGTCTTCGTCGAACGGTTCGCCCCCCGGCTCTTCGTCCTCGCCTGGCGGCTCTTCGTCTGGCGGCGGGTCTTCACTCCCGTCATCGTCCCCGCCTGGCGGCTCTTCGTCTTCGTCGATGGGTTCGCCGGTTAAGGTGCCGTAACGCTTGAAACCCCAAGCGTCCGCCGTAATGCGGAAGCCTGGCCGAGCGTCGACGGTGACCTTCACGACGCTGCCGGCCTTGACCCCGATGAACGTCCGCATCTGTTGAAACGTCCGCTCGTTCGCCGTCACGCCAAACGTCGACGGAGAGGCTTGGAAATTGAGAGTTCCGCCGCTCGAGTAGCTGACAGCCTGGCCCGCGTAGTTCGTATACGAGAGCGTGATCCGAGCGGCAGAGTCAAACTCACTTCCCCCGAGCGGCCAGGTGGCGTAAAGGTTGTAGACCCCATCGGCGGGCGCTGTGAAGCGTTGCTCGAAGGACTGCGGAGCGAGCTCGGTAGCGACCGCCGAGAACTTGGCACTGGCCCCATAGTACGCCCCCGACCAGTCGCTCTTGTCGGACCAGGTTCCTTCGTAGCTGGCCGTAGCGTCGTCGCGGATCGTCAGGCCGTTAGGGACGGCCGGCGCGGGAGCGGCCGTTTGTTCGATGCCCACCGCATCAAACCTGGCCTGCGCATCGCCCATAAACGCCGTGTTTTTTTCGAGTCGGACAACGACATTAGTGCCGCTCGCTATCGAGCCTTCCCAGAGCTTGCGGAAGGGACGCCCGCCCGCTGTGGCATCCTCGGGCGGGTCGACGTAGTAGTTTTGCCAGTAGGTGCCGGAAGCGATGGCGGTGCCGTCCACGAGCACCGTCCACTTCATCGCAATTTCAACGTCTTTCGAGTTAGTGGCGTACACCGCATACGTGCCCGGCCCGCCGACCGACGCGAGCGCAAAGCTATAGTTGACCTTCACGGCGTCGGAATCGCCCATTAACTGGTCACCGTTGTAGCACGCTTGAAACGGAAACGAGTCATAGAGAACGCCGTCGCTAACAGTCGCTTCATGATCGTCCTTCACGGTCACAGCGGCCGAGGCAGTAGCGGCAAAGATGCAGAAGCACACGCCGGTAATAAATCCGATGAGCAGTTTGTCGAGAGTGGAGAGCACAACACGAGCTCCGGTTAGAGGCGGGAATCGAAAGCGGACTTCCACGAGCAGAACGCGGCCACCCACAACCAAAAGCAGAACGCCGCCGCCAGGTGCAGCAGATGCGAGATTGCGACCGAGTAAATCGCGATGCGTTCCGCGTGAGCGTTGCCGGCTTCGAGCTCGGCGAGGATGGCTTCGAGCAATTCAAGTTCGGTCATCGAGCACCTGCCAAAAAAAAGGCCCGCCAGGTTGTGACGCCTGGCGGGCTGCCCCTTCTCGTTCGCAACCACCGCGAAGAGAACTAAGCCCCGCCGCCCACGATCCGCTTTCCGAAACGCCAGATCATGTAAAGGGCCATCAAACCGAGCGACGTAAGGATGAACGGCAGAGCCAGCACGCCGAGCAAATCCGTAGCCGCATCGAGAACCGTGGTCGGCTCAACGATCTTCGGAACGCCGGTCGGAAAGACCGTTCCGGTTTGTGCCGATGCCTGCCCCGCCGAGCAGGTCAGCACGCCCACGACGGCAACCGCGAACAGGAACGCCCGAGCGTGAGCGGTCGCGGCCAGAGAAGCGACGCGAGCAACGAGATTCTTCATACGCAAACCCCTTCCATGGAGTGAAACGCCAGGCCGCGAAGTGCGGCCTAGTCAACCGAACGCACAGCTTTGCGTGGCTTGTCCGAGAACATCCACACGAGAGCCCGCATTGCGAATCTGACTTGAAGCAGAAAAAGCCAGATGCACATAGCGAGTTGAAACCCAACCCAAAAACAATCGGTATCGAGAAACAAATCCGGCATTGTCGTGCCCTCAGTAGCTCATTCGATGGCCCGCCGAGCGAGCAACGAAAACGCCGGTTGTTTCACATGTCATACGCGAGCCCGTCGTCCGTGACGGCCTCGCTCTGCGGTTCAACAACCGCCGTTTTTGTCGTCGCCGGCTTCACGGCCTCGACCGTGGCCGAAGGCTGCCGGCTTGGTGCTTCGACGAGCGACACCGCAACCGCTTGCCGCAACGACTCAGGCATGAACGAGCCCAGGATTCGAGCGGCGACACAGGCCCCGAAGACAAGACAGATGCCCGCGAACATTGCCGCGATGCCAACTTGTGCAAGTTCATTAAAAAAGGCTGTCACCGCTAACTCTCCCGAGAACGCTTTGCCGCCAGTGAGACTTAAAAAGCGGTCGCTCAGATTCGACCGCTAACCACGTCGGTCGGCCTGGTGCGGATGCCCGACTACCACGCGACCAGGCCGACCAGGACGCGGGAGACTAGGCCGTTTTCTTAAGCGAGCCCACAGGCCCGATGCCGACGATTTCGAGTTTCATGATGTTGCCGTTATCCGTCGGCTTGGGCTTGAACTTGCCCATGAACTCGACTTCCTGGCCCTCTTGCACGCTGGCGTATTGCTCAGGCGTGCACGAGCCCTTCACAGAGAACCCGAGCCCGCCGAGCTCAAGGTTGTGGTACTTCTTCCCGTTGAAATCGGAGTCCGATTTCTTAATCACGACGACCTCGCCGCGAGTGGGCAGACCGCCCGTTGCCATACCCATAGTCTTTACTCCCTTCTCCCGAGTTTGGAAACCGTTTCGCATCCTTGCGACGAGGGAAGGTTTCGACCTGGCGGCTTCCGAAACTTGGAGCGGAGCGCAAAAAAAAGCGGTTTTGACAGGGTTTTCCCCGGCAAAACCGCCGTATGTTCCGTTTGTTTTTCCGGCATCTTGCCCCCTACTCTATCCGGCTTTCTCCCCAATCCGCTCTTGATGCGATCCGGCCAGGCCTTGCAGGATCACCGCACGCGGACGCCTGGCGTTTTCGAGCGTACACACGCCGTCGAGGACCGCGACGACGCACGCATTGAGTGCCGCGTTCATGGACACGCCCGCCGCCGAGCACTTGCGGCGGAAGGCGTCTAGCGTCGGCTTTTCGAGCAGCACTTCCACGCGGCCGTTCGCCTTCGCTTTTGTGGTGTTCTTTTGTTTGTCTTTAACCATTGCTCAGATACTCCGGTTATTAAAATGGCGTTTCCTTGATGGCCGGCTTGAGCCTGGCCCCGAAAATGAAGGTCCGGCCCGCTGCCTTCCCTTCCACACATTTCAGGCAGATGCCCGGCTTGCGGACCTGCCGCACTTCGAGCTCCGCCGCTTCCCCAGGCAAAAGCGCTTGCATGACGAAGAACTCGCGGCCGAGCTTCTTACAGCCCTTGCAACGCCGCCGCTTGCTATCCATTCGCCCCGTCATCGTAGCCCCCGAGGAAAAGCGGATCGTCCGAGAAATCGCCCACCGCGTCCGGCAGGTCCCGCAGGTCGTCGGCCTCCACTTGCTGGTAATGCACCCGCAGGCCGGCCAGCAGTTTCAGAGCCTCGCTACAGCGAAACGTGAGCTCTAGGCCCGTCCCGCCGCCGTCCGGCTCGATGCCGATGACGCACTTTCCGCCTGGCTGAAACGTCAGCACGAGGCGACCCGTTGCGAAGACTTCCCGCGTTTTTTCCGTCACTAGTTCTGCAACCATTTTCACCGACTCCCTTTGTACTTCGATGTATCACGTTTCCGTTATGCGTACACACTTTTCTAGCTTCTGTTAGTTATTCCCCCCCTCTATCGTCGCTATGGGTGCCAAAAAGACCGCTTGTTTCGGCGGCATTAATTCAGCTTTTGCGGCTTCTACCGCTTGACCAACGCACCCCTTGTTTATGGTGTCGTTCATGGCGTGGATTTGATCGAGCAACGCCCGCTCGGACTCGTAGCCGATAACGCGGCCGGCCCGATAGCCGGCGAGCGTGCAGGACACGCACGCGAAGGCGACGAGCAGCGTTTGCAGGGAAAACTTCATCGAGGCACACCCCGTTCTTGCTCGCGGAGTTGGGGAAGCAGTGCCGCGAGCTTGGCGACTTCTTCCACTGTGAATTGCACATAGCAGCCGGCCCGCTCACCTGGCCGCGAAGCAACGCCAGGCTTCAACATTCCTTGAGCAGTCGCTAACCCGCTCTCAGCCATGAAGACGGCCGGCACATGGCACCGGACCGCCTGACCGCCGTTTGCTGCAAAGAGAATCATCGTTGCCCCCATCGTGTGAGAATGTCCCAAACGAGCGTCACGCCAAACGTCGCGACCCAAAAGCCGAGCTCGGTATCCGGCCACCACCAAGCGAGCACCGCGAACCACAACGCGGACGTGACGCCGAAGAACGCGCCGTGGGCAAAAGGATGCGACGGCCACTCCCTGCCCCACCCGACTACCGTTTGCCACTTCATGGCTTGCGATCCTCCCGCAGTTGCCGGAGCTCTCCCCGCATCTCGCTAACGTCGCGGATTAGCTGGCGAATCTCCTGCCTGTCGGCATCGAGATAGCCCGCGTGACGTAGGTCCGTTTCCCAACGCGAATCGAGCTCATCGGACAAATGGCAGCCGTGAGCCCCGAAGAGCAGCACGAACACCGAAACGGCCACGAGCCACACGGCGTAAACGCCTAGCCAGGCCGACACGTTTTTGTCGTTCTCACTTGTCATGTTCTCCCTTTCTTTGAAAGCCACCGCTCAGAGACAGAGCCACACGTAGGCAATGCCGCACACCACCAGGCCGACCGAATACACGACCAGCAACGGCATCGGCCGCACCCAGATGCCGAGCACGAGCGACGACACGAAGCCCACCACAAACGCCGCGAGAATGTCCCACCGCAT